GTTCAATACATAAATCCTGGAGTTTCAACTCCAGTTTCAACAGTTGCCGTTACAGGCGCGGGTACAAATGCAAATCCTTATTTGATTGCTGTAACTCTTGCTTGGTCAGGTTCTGCTATTACTGCTACAGCCGCACAAGTTTTGGCTGCTATTAATGGTGCGCCGGCCGCGGCTTCATTAGTAACTGTTGCTTTCCCACCAACATATACTGGTACAGGTATTGTAACTGCTGTATCTGCTACACCTTTAACAAGTGGTACAGATGCTACCTCATATTTGGTTGTTTTAGAAGGTGGAAGTGATGGAACATTACCGTTAGCAGATGGCGACGTAATGCTTGGTTATGATTTATTTAATGTGGACGATTTCACATTCTCATTAATTTTAACAGCCAGTTATGATGCTACAGTGTGTGAATATTTAATAACAGAAATCGCAGAAACACGTATGGATTCTGTTGTATTCTTATCACCACCGGCAGATTTGGTTGTAAATAATGCTGGATTCGAAGCGGAAGATATTGTTACTTATCGTAATACACTTCCAAGTTCAAGTTATGCCTTTATGGATAGCAATTGGATTTACAAGTATGATAAATGGAATGATGTATACCGTTATGTACCAGCCAACGGTGATACCGCCGGTTTATGTGTAAGAACAGACCAAACACGCGACCCATGGTTTAGCCCAGCCGGTTTGAATCGTGGTCAAATTAAAGGTGCAGTTGGACTACCATGGAATCCAAAACAAGCATACCGCGATCTTTTGTATGTCAATAGTGTTAATCCAATTGTTTCTTTTGCTGGACAAGGTGTTGTATTGTTCGGAGATAAAACATTATTGTCTAAACCGAGCGCCTTTGATCGTATTAATGTTAGACGTTTGCTCATAGTAATTGAGCAAGCCATTGCATTGGCAGCAAAATATACTTTATTTGAATTGAATGATGAAGTTACAAGAGCACAATTTGTTGGTTTGATTGATCCATATCTCCGTGATATTCAAGGAAGACGTGGATTATATGCCTATCAAGTTGTTTGTGATGCATCAAATAATACACCTGATATAATTGATACAAATCAATTCCGTGGTGATATTTATTTGCAGCCAGCAAAATCTATCAATTTCATTACTTTGAATTTTGTAGTGACACGTACTGGAGTAAACTTTAGTGAAATTGTTGGTCAGTTCTAAGAAAGGTTTTAAGGAGAAATTATAATGCCTAGAAGTATTACCGGTTTTAGAGCCGCATTAGTTGGTAGCGGTACAAGACCAAACTTATTCCAAATCGTCTTCGCGTTTCCACCATTAGCCACACCACCGGGTGCTGCTAATAACTTGGTTACACTCTTGGCGCAATCAACTTCAATTCCCGTTGATAAAGTCGATGAAATTGAAGTTTCGTATATGGGACGTAAAGTTTATTATCCAGGAGATCGTTTGTTTGAACCTTGGACAATTACAATCTTGAACGATGAAAATTTTGTTATTCGTGATGCATTTGAATTTTGGTTAAGTGCATTGAACGCCCATGATGCCAACATCCGTGATCCATTGGCTGCTACTCCTGCGGGATATTGTGCTAATGGTCAAGTTCAACAATTAGCCAAAGTTGGTGAAACGCCTCTCAAGATTTATCAGATGGAGCAATTTTTCCCAACTGAATTAGGTGCTATCGAGTTAGATTGGGGAACAAATAACACTATTGAGAAATTTACAGTAACTTTGAGATACCAATGGTGGGATGCTAATGGTGTTAATGGTCCTACAACTGATGATGGTGGACTAGTTTCGGCTAATCCATAATCGTTTACCCCATATAAATATTAATCGGATAAGGGAAGCATAAGTTTCCCTTATCCGTTTAAGGACTATAATGGCAAATAAATTTATTACTGAAGCATTCCGATTACTGGGTTTTCAATTTGGTGACCATAACCCTGTCCAAAAATTCAAGTCGTTTGCTATACCCGCAAATCTTGATGGTGCAAGTCAAATTGCATCAGGTGGAATATATGGTACCTATGTTGATTTAGAAGGTACTGCTAAAAATGAAGCCGAGTTAATAACTCGTTACCGCGATATGGCAATGCAGCCTGAATGTGAACAGGCTATTGAAGATATCATTACAGATTCCGTTGTCCAAGAAGATAATAAACCTGCAATTCAAGTTAATTTAGAACAAGTTGAACAACCTGAATCTATTAAAACCAGTATTCGTGATGCTTTTGATGAACTACAACGCCTTTTGAATTTTAATGAAGATGGTATGGAAATATATCGCCGTTGGTATGTTGATGGTCGATTATTTTATCATATCATGGTTGATCCTGAAGCGCCTGAAGAAGGTATTAAGGAATTACGGTATCTTGATCCTCGTAGAGTAAGAAAAATCCGAGAGATTAAAAAGAAAATTGGTGAAGGTGGCGTTGAAATTATTGATGCCATTTTAGAATATTATCTTTATAATGAGCGTGGAATTGTAAATGTTGAGAGCACAACCGCGGTTGGCGTTAAAATTGCTACAGATTCTATTTGTTATGTTCATTCGGGACAAATTGATAGTACCCGTAATATGGTGGTGAGTTATTTACATAAGGCTATAAAACCACTTAATCAATTACGTGCGATGGAAGATGCTCATGTCATTTATAGATTGAGCCGTGCTGCCGAGCGCCGCGTATTTTATATTGATGTTGGTAATATGCCAACAAATCGTGCAGAAGAATATATTAAGATAATCATGAACGATTTTAGGAATAAATTAGTTTATGATTCAAATACGGGTGAAGTTCGTGATGATAAAAAATTCTTATCGATGCAGGAAGACTTCTTTTTGCCTAGACGTGAAGGTGGAAGAGGTACTGAAGTTACAACGTTACCTGCGGGTTGTATTTCGTTGGATACAAAAATTAAATTACTGGATGGAAGAAGTGAAACTTTAAAAACATTAATTGATGAATATCAACAAGGAAAAGAAAATTGGGTTTATAGTTGTGATCCTTATACGGGTAAAATTGTTCCTGGATTCATTGAATGGGCAGGAATTACTAGAAAAAAC